AAATTGATGATATTGAAGTTGAAGGCAATACGATTTCAACTACAAATTCAAATGCAACACTAGAACTAAGACCAAACGGAACTGGCACGCTAGAAGTATTTGCTTCTACCAATATTGACGGAAACCTATATGTTTCAGGAAACATTGATGCTGACGGAAATGTTACTATCGGCGGAAACATCACAATAGGTGATGCGTTAACAGATACAATTCAAATTAATGCTGCTATAAAAAGTGATTTGATTCCAGAAACAGACAACACATATAATTTAGGTAGTGCAAGTTTTAGATGGAAAGAAGTTTTTGTTAACAACGTTGTTACCGACAACTTAACAGTAAGCACTCTTGATGTTGGTGACTTAATGTTCCGTGATAACGAGATTACTACCACAACAGGTTTAGATTTATACATCGACGGCAATGGAGCCGGCGGTGTAAGATTAGGAAATTTTAAAATAACTGATAACGTAATTGAAAACGTATCCAACGGAGCAATTACACAAATTTTACAAACAGGAACAGGTTATTTTAAAATTGATACCACAAACGGTTTTGTTCCTCCTAGAGGAACAGATGCACAAAGACCAAGTGCATATGCTGTTGTAGGTATGACAAGATATAACACGACTTCAAAAGCCATTGAAGTTTGGGACGGAACAGCATGGGCGTCACCGGCAGGTTCGTCTGGTGCTGTATCAGAAATTGTAGCAAATGATATTGCAGCCTCATTTGCATTAATGTTAGGATAAAATTATGCCAACGGTATTTAAACAAGAAGTAGTAACAGGAGTAGGAACAACACCAGTAGACATTCTTCAAATTGGTGAAGGTGTTAGAGCAACTGTTGTTGGATGTAACTTATCAAACACTTCTGATTACGATATGGTAATTGCAAATTTATATGTAGTAGATGAAAATTCAACGCAAGGAAATTATGCAAGGCAAATACCAATACCGCCAGGCTCAAGCGCAAAAGTTATTACCAACGGTGAAAGGCTAATACTGCCAGCAACCGCAGGTTTGAGATTAGAAACAGATACTGATGACAGCATTGACGTCACGGTAAGTTATGTGGAGATATCATAATGAGTACGTACTACTTTGGTCAAAACCCAGACAACGCATTAGGCGATAGCCCTCGTTATCTATATCTCGTTAGACGAAACGACGACGGTGAAATTTTTCTAAGAAGAGTTGATAATATTGTTGATAAGGATAGCGTTGATTTAAACTTGCCAGGACCACCAAATGAAACATTTGAAGATTTTGAACCAGGAATTGATTACTTCGAAGGAATCAAAGCCGATCACGAAAAAGAATACGATAATATGTATTACACACAATATAGATGGGATAACAGAAGCATTTTATATTATGTAGATGAGCAGGGAATGTTAGTACAACGAATTAATCAAAATTATGAATACCCAACAGGAACTTCTAGTAACGGATAAAAGACATGGCAGAATTTAAGATAAGTCGAATTAGATATACATGGCGCGGAGCATGGTTAGGAGCCACCGCTTATAACAAAGATGATGTTATAAGATACGGAGGTGTAACTTATGTCTGTGTTAGAAAACATACGTCATCATCCTTTGTTACCGATCAAGCATATCTAGCAAATCCGGGAGATACTGATCCTACACCAGCATGGCTAAAGATGACCGACGGTTATGCATTTAGAGGCGACTGGAATTCATCAATAACATATGCACCTGGAGACCTTGCTCTCTACGGAGGTGTATTATACATTTGTTTACAAGGACATAATTCAGGGTTTACATTTATTGCTAATGCAGAAAAATGGGCCGAATACACTACAGGATTTAATTGGACAGTAAATTGGCAACCAGTAACTAGATACGGCATCGGTGATGTTGTAAAATACGGAGGCTTTGTTTATAGATGTATTGCAGAGCATACTTCAGACACATCGGAGGTTGGTCCTGAAGTTGGTAATGCTGATTCACAAGATGATAGCACGGGAGAATTATGGGAAACTCTTTATGAGGGTATTAATTATACCGGAGCATTCCAGACAGGAAATTATCGATACATTAAGAATGATTTAGTATTATACGGTGGAAGCATACTTCGTGTTAATGAAGGTCATGTTTCAAATCACGAAGATATACAGCCACAATATTTTGATGTTGAATTTCCGGGTTATAATTTTAGAAATGAATGGTCTCCTTCTGCATTCTATGCAATAGGTGATGTTGTAAAGCATGGAGGTTTCCTCTATATTTCTAACACTAATCATCAAAATATAAATCCTGCGACAAGCATTTATGATCAACCACAACCGGACATGAATTGGTCATTGTTACAGAACGGTATTAGATATTCTGGAATATGGAACAGTGGAACAAGTTATCAAACGGGTGACATAGTAACCAGAGGCGGCTATCTATACAGAGCGTTAATTGATACTGATATATCGGCAGACGGATCAACACTAGATTATCTAGATGCATCAAACTGGGAAATAGTGGTTACAGGTAGTTACTGGAGAAACAGTTGGACATCCGGCTCATCATATGCGATTGGAGATCTAGTTTTATACAGAGGTTCTACATATAAATGTAATTTCCAACACACAAGTAGCAATGACAATTATCCAGGAGACAACGGTTCGGGTTTTTATTATTGGGACATTGTACTATTAGCAGGACCGAATGTTGCCTTAAGTAACGTTGGTGACATCTTAACCTACGGTTTATCTAGAGAACTTGCAGGCGATGGATCAACGCTAGGAACTACAAACCTAGCAATAGGTAATGCATCTGATTCGTTGATAGTCCAACCTGATAACACTGTTGATTATGGAAGGGTAGGAATCATTACTAAGGTTTGGTACGTTAGTGCTGATCCTGCAGTTGCACTCGATGATGATGAGGATGTTTATAGAGGCAAGGATCCAAACAAACCATACAGAACAGTAAAATTTGCACTTGACAGAATAATGGAACTAGGAGAAGACAGTGTTTTAAACACTGTTAGAGTTGCTCCAGGAAACTATTACGAAATTTTACCAATGAGCATTCCTAAGAATGTATCATTAGTTGGTAGCGAATTACGTTCAACAACAATATGGCCAAACAAAGCGTTAGAACTACCCACAGTTGATACTTCTTATTACAAGGAAGCACTGGACAGAATATCTGACATCATACAGGAAATTATTAACAGAAATCCAATTACTAAGACGGTAACAAACACATATGATCAAGTAACCACGTTTAATAATTTAGAAAAAGTATATGTGGTTCCAGAAACTTTAGATGCAGTTACAGGACTACCTATCGAAGAAGATTCTGACATACTCGATACAGCAGGTTCCGATATTTCTACAAGAATTTCAGAAATGGGACAATACATAGATTTTGAATTGAACAGCATTGGTAGCGGAGTAACTACTACGGCCCTTTCGAATGAAATAACAGGACCAGCGGCTAGAAATACTCACACAATCATAAGAGCAAACAGAAACTTTATTGCTGAAGAAGCACTGCAATATGTTAAATTACAGAATGCTGGCGTGTACACAATTAACGAAGCAAGATACAGATATCTTTTAAGAAATGCTGTTGAAGGATTTATTTTTGATTTAAGATATCCTGGAAATTATAGATCCTTGCTAAATGCAAGATACTATAGAAATTTAATTCTAGGTTCTCAAAACGACGACATGTTCTATTTGAGAGATACAACATCACTCAAGGACATGACAGTCAAGGGATTAAATGGAACATTGAATCCACCTAATGTGTACGAACTATATCAGTTACCAACGGGTGGTGCATTCTGTTCATTGGATCCGGGCTTTGGTCCTGATCACAGCGAATGCTGGATTGTTAATAGATCACCTTATATTCAAAACGTTACCACTTTTGGTGATAACTGTGTCGGTCAAAAGATTGACGGCGCATTACACAATGGTGGAGTTAAATCGATAGTATCCAATGACTTTACGCAGGTCATTAGTGATGGCGTGGGAGCATGGGTACAAAACAATGGTAGAGCAGAACTTGTGTCTGTGTTTACCTACTATGCACAGATTGGTATGTTTGCAAGACAGGGCGGAGTAATTAGAGCAACCAATGGTAACTCATCCTATGGTAACTTTGGTGCAGTTGCTGACGGCAACGATCCTACGGAAACTCCTGTTTATGCAGAAGTTGATAACAGAACGGGACAGGCATATATTGAATCAGCATTTGCCGGCGAAGTCAACGACGAGATTCTAATATTAGAATATAGAAATGCAGGACAAAATTATTCAACCGCAAATTATACATTTACTGGTTCTGGTATTAATGCAAATGTGGTACACGAGGAAATTAGAGATGATGCTGTATTTGAAGCATTAGTTAAAAACGCTCCTGGCGATACTGGTGCAACAGAAGGCGGCCTGGGGTATACATTACTAGGTAACAACGCACAGGAAGGAAATACTACCAGCCTTACACTGGCATCCAACACAGACGCTGAAGAGTCAGACATTTTAGGAATGAGATTAATTATTACTTCTGGTAAAGGAGCGGGACAGTATGGATATGTGACAGCATACAATACACTGTCAAAAGTTTGTCAGGTTAGAAAAGAATCAGACGATACGCCAGGATGGGATCATGTTATTCCTGGAACTCCTTCGCAACCGTTGCTGTTCACTGATAATACCTATAGATTTGAACCTAGAGTTACATTTAGTGAACCGCCGTTTGACACATCAATCCCTAACATGGGCCAAACGCTGAATTGGAAAGATATTGCATACGGGGAAACAAAAGAAACTTATACAAGCCTACAGGGAACTGTTACCGGAGGAACATCAACACCGATCTCTGCAACATTTAGTGCAGTAAAAAATGGAAGAACGTATGAAGTTACAATGACATTTGAAGGAGCATTGTACGAAGTAGGTCAGGTAATAACAATCTCTGGAGCGGATGTTGGCGGTGTTGACGGAGAGCATGATATCGTTATAACAGTAACAGAGGTTAGTGAAGATAGTACAAATACAATCGCAGGATTTAGATATGAAGGCACAGCAACCAGCGGAAGATTTGTTGCGGTGGCTTCTGGAACAGATAATTATTCCTACACAGAAGATGGAACGAACTGGACAACGGCAACACTTCCATCTGCTGGAAACTGGAACATGATTGCCGCAGGTGGACATAAATTTGTTGCAATCAAGCAGTTAAGCACACAGGCAATACACTCAGAAGATGGAATTAACTGGAGTAATTCTACCCTTCCATATTCTAGAAACTGGTCAGGAATAGTTTACGGAAAATCAAATTCAGGAAATGGTGATGGCGTATTCCTTACAATTGCAGCCAATCTTGATTCCGCAGCATACAGCACAGATGGCGGCGCAACATGGACTGCTACAACATTACCGGACATAGGAGATTCTACATTCAATCAGTGGATTGATGTTGCATACGGAAAAGGAAAATTTGTTGCAGTTGCGAACAGTGGTAACTTTGCAGCAGTTGGAGAATATAACAGCAATACCGATACATGGACCTGGGAAGCACACATCATGGATGTTAGTGACGACTCATCTACCAGAGACTGGATCAGCGTTGCCTACGGTAATAATAGATGGGTAGCGGTATCCACAACAGGCGATGTTAGTTACAGTTTCAATGGAACAGATTGGTTAGCAGCAACAATGCCAACACAGGATGGATCAACTGCACACTATTGGAAAAAAATTAGATACGGACAGGGTGTTTTCTTTGCTATTGGTGACACGGGTTCGAGAGATGTTGGATCAGATCCAACACCTGGACAGTCAGCATTCTGTGCAACATCATACGATGGGGTATTATGGCAGGATAGATTATTGTCACAGGCATCTTATTGGGTAAGTTTAGGATTTGGTAATCCTGATATATCATTGGGCGACTCGACACAACAATCAAACAGCACACCGATGTTCATTACTGTTGCAGATAACTTTGATCATGCATGTAAGGTTGAAACTGGATGCCGAGCTCTTGGCAGAGCAATAGTCGAAAGTGGAAGCGTTCAGCATATTAGATTATGGGAAACAGGTAGCGGATATAAATCCAATCCAACTGTCACATTAACTGATCCTAATGTAACTGATCCTGCCTACGTTGAAATTAGACTAGGTGATGCAGCATTAGCACAACCAGGATGGATCAACAGAGGCTCTGGTTATAGAACCAGTACTACGCAGGTGACTATATTGGGTGACGGTTTTGCTGATGTGATTCCTGAAGGCAAGGATGTTGTTGTTAGCGGATTTAATGTACTTCCAGGACCTGGTACACAATTTAGATTTAGAGGCGACACTGTTAATTATTATACTGTCGCTACCTCAGCAATTGTAAGTAGAAATGTTGATGGAACCTATGTAGGCACATTTAGAATTAGTCCAGAATTGAAACTTGATGATTATCTAGAGCATACCTCGCAGGTAGAAATTAGAGAAAGATATTCTCAGGTTAGAATTAGTGGACACGACTTCCTAGATGTTGGAACGGGTAACTTTACAGAAACAAATTATCCTACAATATATTCAACCGGCGAATTTAATTCTGCTCCAGAAAATGAAGTAGTTGAAGCCAACGGTGGTAGGGTATTCTACACAAGTACGGACCAAAGTGGTAACTTCCGTTGCGGTGAATTATTTGCTGTAGAACAGGCTACGGGTATTGTTACAATTAGTGCTGACTTCTTTGACCTAGGAGGTCTAACAGAACTTGCACTTGGCGGTGTAAGATTGGGTGGATCAGGTACAGTTATTAGAGAGTTCTCAACTGACCCTGCATTTACTCAGGATAGTAATAATGTTATTCCTACGCAGAGGGCAATCAAAGCGTATTTACAAAATAGATTAAACGTTGGTGGTTCTGATCTACTAACAGCAAGTTTCATTGCAGGAACGGTGAAAGTTGGTCCTAATTTAATGGACAATGTTGCTAGTTTAGAGATCAAAATACCGGTAAGAGCTGAATTTATTAAGGGTGGGCAAATCAGCGGAAGCATGTTAGCCCAAACAATGTTCTATGATTCGTTTAATGATTAGGAGTGATGATGATCAACATGGATAAATACTACACAACAAACGGAAACGACAATGGCAGAATTTAAATTAGGAAGAATCAGATTTGTATGGAAGGGTGATTGGACTCCAACCACTCAATACTACGTTGACGACGTTATAAGATTTGGTGGCCGCACTTACATATGTGCAATTGGACACGTTTCAGACTCTGAGTTTTACACAGATCTAAACTATAATCCAACTAAATGGAACCAAATGAGTGATGGCCAATCGTGGAAAGACGAGTGGGCAACAAGTACCGTTTACAAAATAAATGACATTGTCAAGTACGGCGGACTTTTATACATTGCCAACACTCCGCATACATCAAACTCTAGCGTTGGATCTGGAACACCAGGAACAGAAACTACTACTGGATTAGAAGCGGATCAAGCAAAATGGGATCTATTTGGCGAAGGGGTTGAATGGAAAAACAATTGGACCATTTCTACACGCTATAAGAAAAATGATATTGTTAGATATGGCGGTACTACCTACGTTGCAAATGTAGGACACACATCAGAAACTCTAGCATCAACTGGACTAGAAGGACAGAGCAGTTATTGGGATGTATGGAACCAAGGGTTTGAATACAAGGGTGACTGGACAGCTCTAACTAGATACAAAGTAAATGATGTTGTTAAGGAAGGTGCAAACTTATATGTTTGTACGGTACACCACACAGCAACATCAGTTTTTGGAAATGATCTTTCTTCATACTGGAGTGTGTTCGTAAAAGGATTTGAATACGAAAACACATGGAGTAATGTAACTGTTTACCAACCAGGCGACATTGTACGCTACGGCGGTAACCAATACATTGCTAGAACAATCCACGACGACACAACACCTACTGCCGTAGGTCAAACAGACTGGAGTTTATATTCAGAGAACATGACATTCCAGTCAGACTGGGATGTTGCAACTTCATACAAGATTGGTGATGTTGTTAATTTAAACGGCTATACATACAGAGCAAAAATTGATGCTCCTAATTTTTCTGATACTGTAACAGCAACCGACGCTGGAACAGATTATTTTACAGTTACAGATACATCATCTCTAGTTGTAGGATGGGCTGTTAAATTTACAGGTTCAACTTTTGGAAATGTGGCATCAGGAAATCACTACTACATTAAACAGATAGTCAGTGCAACAGAATTTACAATCACAGAAACACCAGGTGGAGCAGTATTCACTCCTACGACTGCTTCAGGAACAATGACTGTTGATGCAGGATCATTACCTGGAAACGTGGTATATTGGGATAGATTAAACAGCGGTATACTTTGGAGAGGTGAGTGGACTGACGACACAGAATACTTCTTAGGTGATTCTGTTAGATACGGATCTAATGCTTACATCTGTATTCAAAATCACAGAGCAGAAGGCGATGACGGATCATCTATCGGAGCAGAAGGTGGCGGTGCTGCCAATTCAAGACCAGATCAGGATACTTCAGGCACATACTGGAATGTATTATCCATTGGTAGTGACGTTGATGTTCTTACAACCACAGGTGATTTAGTTTATTATTCGGGTGCTGGTCCAACAAGATTACCGGTTGGTATTGAAGGACAAGTTTTAACATCAAGCGGAACTATTCCACAGTGGACAACGCTAGGAAAAGTTGATCATGTATACTATGTTGCTCCAAACGGAACAGACTTACCTGCTCCAATTCATGGTGCTACTTTGGATATGCCTTGGGCAACTATTAGATATGCCTGCGAGCAAATTGAAAAGGGTGCCTTAAATCCTAATGCTCAACACTTGCTTGAGATGAACAGAGTTTTCTTACAAAGAGAAGTTACTAGTTTCATTGAATACAACGTAATTAATAACATTTCTCCGTTTACAAGTGCATTTGATTATGACGAACACAAGTGTGAACGAGACGTTGGTTGGATCATTGATAGACTTATTTGGGATATTGGCCACGGCGGTAACCTAAAGATGAGAGCCGCAGCACAGACGTTTGTTGATGCACTAGGTGACGGACCATACTCTGCAGAGTCAGAGGATGTTCCATACGCTAATCTTTCTGCAGAAAAAGACGAGAGTTTAGCAGCATATGGTCATCTATTAACAATTATCGGAAATGTTTTAAATCAAACAGATCCAACAACTGCATACCAAACACCAGGCGGAGCAGACTCAACTGCTGTTGCATTACAGTATAAAGATGCTGACCTTGTTGCCGAGACAGGAGTCTATGCAAGTGTTACTTCATTGTTAGCAATTGTAACTGATACAATTTCAGCAGGTGATAACAGCGCCATTCCAGAAAGAGTTGTTCCTAACAACATCGTTAACGTCAAAGCAGGTGAGTACAAAGAAGTATTACCGATCATCGTTCCTGCGGAAACTTGTATCCTAGGTGACGAATTAAGAACTACCAAGGTAAGAGCAGCGTCTGCAACAGACAGACCACTTGACATATCGGACTCTTATTATTCAATTCAAACACTTGCTCACTTTAGCAGTGTTGCAAGAGACATCGTAAGCGGAACTTCTGTAACTCCAACAACTGGAAATACAGCAACTCAAGATGTATCGTGGCCATTGGCTGACGATGCGGTGACAGGCGTCCAAGTAAGCAAGTTGGTTGATGTAATGAAACATCAGGTAGATTACAGACTTGGTACTAAGCACACTGCTACATACACAGATCCAACTGGTTATAACTCATCATATCTAGTAACTTTTGGAAATGCAAGACACTTAATTCAAGAAAATAAAAAATTCTTGCAGGAAGAAATAATTGCCTGGTTTGCTGAAAACTATCCTAATCTAAAATTTGGTAAAACAGATACCAGAGAGGACGTGGGACACATTGTTGACGCATTGGTTTATGACTTAACCTACGGTGGTTACTATCAAACCCTAAATGCTGCTAAGGCATATTGGGACGGTGAAGGAAATTCATCACTGATTCCAGACAGCATCAAGGGAGAAACATTAGAATCTCATGCATTCTTGAGAACTCTATTAATTGATATTGTAAACAATACTGCAATTACGAAAAAGAATACAACAATCAATCAATATAGAAATAGTAATGTAGCAAATTCAACAGCAAGAGATTTTGTAACAGGACATTTGGACATAATCACAAACGCAGTCGGAGGAGACTCAACTGGAGCCGATTTACCAAATTCTACAATTACAACAATTTCTTCAAATACAATTACAACTCTAACTGATCACGGTTTACAAGTCGGAGATATTTTCATTCCTTTAGAAACTTCAAACGGAATGACAAAAGACTTAACATATTGGGTTGAATCAATACCTGCTTCGAACCAATTAACAATTAGCACAACTTATGGCGGAAGTGCTGCTACTTTATCAAACGGTTCAGGACTAACTATTCCTGCACACAAAGTTGACATGCCAGCAGCAACGGACTCCGTAAGTAGTACAACGGCATTGATCACCGCTGCAGAGACCTTAGATGCGCAGCAAGAGGCCCTTGTAACGCTAGTTACTAACTATATTTCTACAACATATCCTACTTTAACATACAACGTTGCCAAGTGTGAAAGAGATACTAGATTAATTTTGGAAGCAGTAATGTTTGACTTCCAGTTAAATTCTAACTTTGCAACACTTATTGCTGGAAACTCATATCTAAGATCAAGCGCGAGTGATGTGTTTGACCTAAACCAAAAAGCAGCAACTAGAGCATCATTCCAGTATTTGGCAAGTGTTATTGCAGGCGACACAGCAACATACTTGAACAGCGATGCTACGGCAGCATCAAGAGTTGCAACACTCATGGATATGCTAGACACAGTATTTTATGGTGCATCAAACGAGGGTGCTGTTTGTGCAACTGATTCTAGAATGGCATACTATGCTAAACTTAAATTAGAACAAAACAGAGCATTCTTGAAAGCAGAAGTTAGTGCTTACATTGATGATCAATTTACAGACACAGTAACTAATACATCAATTTCTGGAAACACAATTACAATTAGTGATACAAGTTGGTTAAAAAGAAATACAGCAGTTAGATTTTCAGGAACGGTGTTCGGTGGTATAAGTGCAGATACAACTTATTATGTTCAAGATGTTGTTAATACAACAACATTTACAATTGCCACAACAAGATATGCAACAACATCATTAACGCTTTCAACTGCTTCAGGTAGCATGACAGTTGCTATGTACTACAACGAAGCATTATGCCTAAGAGATGTTGACACATACATTGATGCAATTAAATGGGACCTTGAATGGGTATCTAACTACAAATCAAGATACGTTGCAAGATACTACGTTAACGCAGCACTAGGAAGCCATGAAGAAGACTTCTATTATGTAAGAAATGGTTGTGGTATTAGAAATCAAACACTTAATGGATTGAATGGTGACTTGTTACCAGAAAACTCATACGGAACTTCGAGAGTTTCTGCAGGTGCTTATGTGTCACTAGATCCAGGTTGGGGTCCAGACGATTTCCGTACTTGGATTATTGCACGTTCGCCATACACTCAAAACTGTACAACATTTGGTTACGGTGCAATTGGTCAAAAGATTGACGGTAACCTACATAACGGCGGTAATGACTCAATGGTGTCAAACGACTTTACACAGGTTATTAGTGACGGTATCGGTGCATGGGTAGAAAATAATGGTAGAGCAGAACTTGTGTCTGTGTTTACATATTACTCACACGTTGGTTACCTAGCAACCAATGGTGGTAGAATTAGAGGAACTAACGGTAACAACTCATACGGTGACTTTGGTTCAGTTGCAGAAGGATTCGATACAACTGAAATTGAAGGAACTGCAATTGTTGATAACAAATTCCAATACGAAGCAACTGTTGGTTCGGTGATTACTGATGGCGCAAACCAAGTTTTACTTTTTGAATATGGAAATGCTGGCGAACAGTACACTGAAACAACGTTTGGTATATTTGGAGCAGGAGCCAATGCTTCCGTGGAAGTTGATAAAGAACTTAGAGACGGAGCAGTTCATAACGTAAGACTATTAGACAATGTTGACGATTCGACAACAGCACCTGAAGCAGAAGGAAACTTTGGTGGATTTGGTTACATAAGTAATTCTAATACCGCGCAGGGTGGTACAACAACACAAATTACCATTGCTGCTACTGATTCTGAAACTTCGACAGCATACGTTGGTATGAGAATTTATCTAACAGGTGGTACTGGTGTTGGACAATTTGGTAATATTGCTACTTACAACTCAGGAACAAAAGTTGCAACAGTAACAAAAGAATCAGATGGCTCAGCAGGATTTGATCACATACTTCCTGGAACAACTATCGCTGCACCAGATGCTTCTACAACTTATACTATTGAACCAAGACTGACGTTTACAGCACCTCCGTTTACAACGACTGCTAAAACGTTGGCTACTTCGACAACTTGGGCAGATATTGCTTACAGCAATGTTTACGAAAGTTTTGAAAACACTAGTGCTGATTCAACTTCTGGGTCTGGAACAGGCGCAGTATTTGATATTACCAAGAAAGGATCGAAGTATCTAGTAAGATTAGATAGTGGCGGAACAGGTTATGCAATTAACGATACTTTAACATTTAATGGTACTTCGTTAAACGGTACATCAACAAATAATTTAGTATTAACTGTTACTAGTGTAAACTCAGTTACGGGTGCTATTACAGCATTTGATAAAGAAGGATTTGGATCAGGCGGAAACTTTGTTGCACTTCCAAGTGCCAGCGGAAATACTGTAAACTACAGTAAAGATGGCACAACATGGTCAGCGGTAACAACTTTACCTGTTTCAACTACTTGGACATCGATTGCAGGTGGTAGAATTGCAACGGAAGAACTTGCAGGAACATTTATAACTGGTAGATCCTACACAATTACAGAATCAGGTGACACACCTTGGTTAACTATTGGATCAAGTTCGATTGTTGCAGGAACAACATTTGTTGCAACAGGTCCTGGAACATTTACATCCACAGTAGGTAAGGCAACTCCAAACGCAGCAAGAATTATTGCAATTGCGGGCGGAGTAGGAATTGACGATACTGCATACTCAGAAGACGGTGGCGCAACATGGACTGCTGGTGGTAATTTACCTAGCACAGGCGACTGGGTTGATGTTGCATACGGCGACAGTAAATGGGTAGCAATCAAGACAGGAAGCAATGCAACTGCTGTTACCACAAATGGTGGTGCAACATGGACTGCTGGCGGAAACTTGCCTGCTTCTACAACTTGGGAAAGCGTTGCTTACGGTGGCGGCTATTGGGTAGCAATTGCAAGCGGCGGATCAAACGTTGCATATTCACTAGATAATGGCACAACATGGTCAGCGGGAACAGGCCTTTCAAGTTCAAATTGGAAATCTGTAACATACGGTAACAATAGATTCGTTGCAGTTTCAAACACTTCAGGAACCAAGGCAGCAATTTCATTAGACAAGGGTGTTAACTGGACTGAAACAACACTTCCAGCAACTAAGACTTGGAGCCACGTTGAATATGGACAGGGTGTATTCCTTGCAGTAAATGACACTGACAACACTGGTGCTACATCACCGGATGGTCTTACATGGACTTCTAGAACACTAAGCACAAGTGCTAACGGATTTATAGCAACTGCGTTTGGTAATCCTGATCAAACTGGTAAGTTTATTTCAATTGATGATACATCAGGAACTGTAGCAAGTGAAACAAGCGCAGGAGCAACAACAGTTGCGAGAGCATTTGTTGCAGAAAACAAAATCTTTGCTATCAGAATACATGAACCAGGTTCAGGTTATACAACTGCACCGTCATTAACTATTACGGATCCTAATAACACATACGAAGCACCAACAAGTGTTAGATTAGCAAACGGAGTATTAGGTAATCCTTCCTTTAGAAATAGAGGAACAGGTTATATATCAGCAAGTGCAGATATTGACACAGGCGATGGATACGCAGACTTCTATCAAAGTGGTTCATTCATTGCTGTTAGAAGATTATCTAAGGTTCCAGCAGTCGGTTCAAACGTGGTGTTTGCTCACTTACCAAACAGAGTGTTTAAACTCGTGCAGGTATTAACACTGCTCGGAGCGTATGATGGTTCGTACACTGCATTCTTACAAATATCACCTGACATGAGTGTGTTTGATTCGCCAGAACACGGCACAGCAATAACAACAAGAATTAGATACTCTCAGGTTAGATTGACAGGACACGATTTCCTAGATATTGGAACGGGTAACTTTACGGAAACTAACTATCCAGGAATACCAACACAAAGTCCTGTACAGGCTAATGAGACTGTTGATAGTGGCGGCGGTAGAGTGTTCTTTACATCAACTGACCAAGACGGTAACTTTAGGGTTGGCGATTTGTTTAGTATTGAACAGTCAACTGGTGTTGCAACGTTGAACGCTGATGCATTCAATATTTCAGGACTACAGGAACTTACATTGGGTGAAGTTACATTAGGTGGCGGATCTGCAAGTATTACTGAATTTAGTACTGATCCATTCTTTACTGAAAATAGTGATAGTATTGTTCCAACACAAAGAGCAATTAAAGCATATATTAGCTCACAAATTGGTGGTGGTGGTGCATCGTTGAACGTTAACAGCGTGACAGCGGGCTTTATCTACATCGCAAATAACGAAATTACTACCACAACTGGTGGTATAATTGAAATGAAGGGTAAATTCAACTTCCAGGGTGGCGTTGTTGGTATGCCTTTAGCGTTTAATTACTTTTTGACATAAATAACTATGGAGAACAAATAAATGGCAACAGGAAGATTAGGAACACAGGATCTGGCAGCAACGACTTATACTGCGTTGTATACTGCTCCAGCAGACACTTTTTCAGTAGTGAGTGTCAACCTGCTCAACAGAGGATCAACAGCAGTAACTTGCAGAATTGCAATTACCACTACAACTCCTCCTTCAGCACCGAGTAACGCCGAATTCATTGAATACGATGTGTCACTTTCAGGAAAAGGTGTTTTAGAAAGAACGGGTATTGTTTTGGATGCAGGTAAAATTATTAGTGTTTATGCTAGTAACACTGGAATTTCAGCAGTGTGTATGGGCATTGAAACATCTACAGCATAATGATATTAGGAAAGTAAAAAATGGCTAGAAAAGTACATGGTGGTGTAGCAGGAGGATCAGGATTAGGTGGATTAAGCGCATCCAATACTACTCTTACTGCACAAGAAAATGCGAATATTACAATTGATCCTACAGGGACAGGTATAGTCGAATTAGATGGTCATACTTTAATGAAAAATCAAAGCGCATTGCGTTTTGGTGATGCTGACAGCACCAACTATGTAGGATTTCAAGCACCGGCAACAATCACAGGCGATTTAACTTGGGTACTACCGGATCAGGACGCAACCGCAGCAAATCAATCATTGGTATCAGATGCATCAGGTACATTAAGTTGGGTAACAACTGGCGCACAGATTACAGATGATACTTCAGGAAGTTCAGCAGAATACCTAATCTTTGGAACTGCCACAAGCGGAACATTACTTCAAGTATCAACATCAAGTTCTAAACTAACATATACTCCAAGCACGGGTGAAATTAACTGTGATGCAATGCTAGTAGATGGAACTGTAAGATCATTAAGAACAGAAGTAACACAAACCACAGCATATACTATTGCGTTGTCTGACAGAGACAAGGTGGTTAACATGAACAACGGAACGGACGTTCAGGTAATTATTCCAAATGATTCAACAACAAACTTTCCTGTGGGATCAGTGGTACACATTAACAGAACAGGTTCAGGAAACGTTACGTTAACAAAAGAAGCAGGTGTTACAGTAAACAAAGAAGGCTTAATGTTCGCAAACGAAGAATTATTAGTGAGAAAAAGAGCAGCGAATAATTGGATAGTAGTTGATCACATTCCACTCACAGCAGCAAGCGGTGGATCTCAATCACAAGCGGGCGGTTATCAAATTAGCCAGTTTAATAGTAACGGGACATACAGCGTAGAATAAATATGTATACAGGAGAACATAATGCCATTTATTAGTAGTATTAGAGGAAACTATGACACGCCAAAAAAAGATGGCGAGAGTATCCTTGACAAATTTGAGATTACTGGCGGTAATCAAGTATACACAGCAGGTGGATACAGAATCCACATGTTTACAGATGACGGAACATTTAGCGTAAAGGCAAAAGATCCTGCACTACAAGGAATGCTAGGGTTAGTCAAAGGCGCACTAACCATTGAAGGAATATTCATCGGTGGTGGCGGAGCAGGTGGCGGACGCCACGGCGGCGGAGGCGGCGGAGGCGGCATGGTCGTTACCGGCGGAGCAGCACTACCAGCAGGAGACTTTACAATTGGCCGAGGTGGCGGTGGCGCACAGTCAGGAACTGATGACGTTTCCGGTAACACAACGGGCGGAAATACTACTTTCTCAGGGCCAACAATTTCAACAATCACTGCAAACGGTGGCGGACGTGGTGGTAACCACAGAAACTATCGTCCAGGACACCCAGGTGGATCGGGCGGTGGTGCATCACACCTAGGTGGTGGTGGTGGTAACAACCAAGGCGGCCAACCTTTATCCG